GGAAGTCGTTACGTTCTGGATTGATAAAACGGAAGAATAGTAGGCCATGGACAATTGGATCTACGTCTGTAATTCCAAGTGCATAGCATAGCAATGACCCTGCAGCAGAACCACGACCTGGTCCCACCATAATGCCTTCTTGCTTAGCCCACGAAATCATATTACGAACAACAAGGAAGTATGGGCCAAAGTTCTTAGCCTTAATAACCTCAAGCTCTTCATTAAGCCTGTCAATGTAGTTCTGCTTGTCTGCTAGACCTCTCTGTGCCAGCCCATCAAGTGCTAGCTTTAAAAGCTCTCCATCTGGGTCTTGGTACTGAACTGGCAACAAGTTTAGGTGGTCCTTGATGTCGTACTCTTCAATCTTGTTTGCAATTGCAACAGTTGCTTCGTACATATCTTCACGATCAATACCCTGAGCCTTCATGGCATCGTGCATCTCTTCATCAGATAGTAGATGGATGTCAAACTCAGTAAAGGTAATGTCTCGCTTACCATATAGGTAATCAAGCTTGTCTACTAGATTATCAAACTTTGTAGACTTCTCGTAGGTTGCATCTTTCTGAACCTTGTTTGAGTAAGTATTCAGAATAAGCTTTAGCTCCTGGATTTCTTTCTGTCCAGTGTGAGCGTGGTGGCAGTCTGGAGTAACCACTGGGGTTACGCCATACTCATCTGCAAGTGCAAGCAACTGCTTGTTAACTTCTGCAGGGTTGTGTGGCATTACCTCAATGTAGTAGTCGTCTCCAAAGACACGCTTGTGCCACTCAATAATTCTTTTCGCCTCAGCGAACTCTTCTGCCTCAATGGCCTTTGCTAGGGCACCAGAGAGGCACCCAGAAAGAACAATTAGCCCTTCTGAGTACTTCTCTAGCACCTCGTAGTCGATACGTGGCTTCTTGTAGTAACCCTCAGTCCACGCAATCTCGTTGAGCTTGTTTAAGTTTTCTAGCCCAACCTCGTCCTTGGCAAGGATAATAACGTGATTGTAGACAAGATCAAGAAGACCTTTACGATCTTCCTTGTCTCTCCTGTCAAACCTATCAGCAGTAATGTATCCCTCTACTCCAAGGATTGGCTTGATGCCCCTCTCTTTAGCAATACGATAGAATTCACGGTGTCCAGACAAGGATCCATGGTCTGTTAGTGCAAGAGCAGGCATGCCTAGCTCTATAGCTCTATCAATGTATTCTGTAGGGGTCGCAATCCCATCAAACAAACTAAAGTGGGAGTGGACATGCAAGCCAACGTAACTCAAAAGTATCCCCTATTACCAATCCATGTTGGAAGTAGCAGATGCTGATGGAGTGTCAAAGCCAAGGTAGAATGCCTCCTGCTCTGCATATGGAACCTTGTTCAATGCAGACTCTAGAGGGAATGGCTTTACATCAGACCAAGCGAATGGCTGAGTGTCTGGTGCAGATGGAATTAGAGTGTAGCTGGTCTCAGTACCCTGGCCATTACGCTTTAGCTTCCACTGTAGGTTAGAGATGCTGCCAGTCTCTAGTGCATACTCACGAATAGTGTTGAATGCAGACTGCTTGCTTACACCCATTGACCAAATGGCTACGTATGGTGCCTCAATGCCATCGTCAACTAGAACGTTGCAGTAGAAGCGTAGACGTGCTCGCCAGCCAGCCTTTGGGTCCTTGCGGTGCATCTCTTCTGCCCAGTCACGGCCCTCAGTGTCCATGGTGTCTACAGCCTTACGCTTGTAGTCCTTTGGGTTGGTGTGCTCCTTAACAACAAGAGCGAGGCCACGATCTGGCGAATAGCTTGCTGAATCTTCATCCAGCTCTTCAATGAAACGAATCTTAACAGACTGACCGTCTGCTAGCTTTAGCCAACGAACCTTGGCTGTGTTCTCATCGTACTTTGGCTTATCAAGTAGTGCATTGATATTCTTTAGCCCTTTAATAACACTCATGGTGTATTCTCCTTATAGTATTTGCTATGTAAATTAGCTGTATCAGTTTAGCATTGCAGCTATGGATTTGTCAAATGAATGTTCAAGGTTTTTTATAGCCTCGTCATCCATGTCTCCAATATCCTTGTATTTATTATTCAGTTGTATGACAGAAACACGAGAGCCAAGCTTTTCAACAATCCTGTCTTTCATATTTCCACCTGCTTCATCGTTATCTGCAATAACAAGAATGTCATTGAAGTACTTTTGAAGAAGTTCTATTTGTGCATTAGATACGTTTGCCCCTAGTGTAGCTACCGCTGGGAATCCGCATTGGTCTAGCCTGATGGCATCAAACGATGACTCTACCACATAAACCTTGCTTGAAGCCTTTACCCTGTGTAGGTTGAACAGGACCTTTGCCTTTGGAAGTCCTGGGGTATTCTTAAACTCTTTGCCCTCTACAGATCTTCCAACGAAGCCAACCTCAATACCGTCTGGGGAGTGTACTGGTATAGTAACCATGTCCTGCTTCTCGGAATATCCAAGGGCAAACTTTTTCACAGAGTCTTCTGTAATTTGTCTACCAGAATAATATCTCATTGCACGTGGAGACTCTATAGCCTGTTGACTCAATCTCTTAATTAGTACTTGGTCGTACTGCACATACGTTGGCTGCACGATAAGCTTCTTATTGATCTCAGCCTCTAGATTGCCACCATCTTCTTTTGACTTGATGTAACGTACAGCCTCAAAGTATGTCCTGCCAGACATGTGCATAATTAGTTCTACTAGATCTGTGACATGATGACAAGAAAAGCAAAAGAAAATGCCAGATGTCTTGTCTACTTCGCCTGCTGGAGTTCTGTGGTTGCCATGGAATGGGCAAAAGATAATATAGTCAGAGTCAACCTCAGACTCTATACTTACACCTGCTCCTGAGAGAACTCGTTTAACTTGCTCTGGTGTGTAAGCACTACTCTTACCTCGTCTATTCCTGATATCCATTCTGCTTTTTTCTTCCCTACGTATACTCCATATGATGTTAGTTCAAATTCAAAATACTGTTTCTGGTGGTTATATTCTAATGTAAAATCTTGATTAATGTCAAGTCTTGGCACATACCCCGAAAGCCTCATCTCCGTAGCCAAAAGTTTACCATATTCTTCACGCAGCCTTACGATTGCGGAATCATCATATATGTTTCCTTTTAAATTAAACTTCTTGATGGGCTTGTGGTGCAAGGTGTCCATGCATATATTATACCTACATATCTTCCATGTCTTTGTATTTGTACCAGCCTTTATCAAAGTCTACCTGGACCAAAAACTCTCCCATAAAGCCATTACGGTTCTTACGGAAGACACATTCAATAATGTCAGAATTGGTTCCACGACCTAGAGCCATTACCCAGTCAGCATCGTAGGCGATCTGACGGGACCATGCGGTCTGACCTAGGGTAGGAACAGTATCTAGCTTTGTAACGTCATCTGGAGTCGCTGAGGAGATAGCAATGATTGGCACCTCTTCTGCAATAGCCAGAAGCTTTAGCTCACGAGAAAGATTCTTCATACGAACAGTCTCGTTGTCTGACTTCTGGTTTGGTGACATAAGCTGTAGATAGTCAACGATTACAAAGTCTGGCTTATACTGGTCAATCTTACCTCGTAGAACAGATGGGCTAATATCTCCACCAGAATCATTAGAGATAATGTGAAACTCTGGCCTGCCCTCAAGCTTTGACTTGTGCCAACGCTTTAGATCGTTGATGTCAATTTGTCCGTTGCTTAGCTTGCGATGAGACCAAAGGCCCTCTCCCATAATAGTGAAAACACGGTTTCTGACCTCTGTTTCCGACATCTCAAGGCTAATGACGAGAGGAGACTTGCCCTGCTTCCAAGCTTGAACAGCAAAATAAAGGGAAAGCCAAGACTTGCCAATTCCAGGATAAGCAAGAAATACTCCAAGCTGACCTGGCATAATTCCTGCAGGAAGGTAGTTGTCGAATCCTGGAAGACCTGTCTTGATACCCATTGTGCCAAGTTCTTGCTGCTTTTGAACATGCTCATAATATGCAACTGCTGATTCAATATCCGTTACGTCAATATCTCTAATTACTGCTGTGTTTTTCTTTAGCTCTGATGTCTTTTGGATTAGCTCTTCTAGTGCTCGTGTACCCTGACCATTCTGAACTTCACCTGCTGCTGTTCTAAGGATATCCTTTAGGCTATCATTTAGGTATTCTGACTGCAGCTCTTCTAGGTGGTGCTTTGTGGATCCAATGCTGTCAATAGGGGAGAAGTCCCTAAACTTTTCTACCACAAGACTCTTTGGTGGCAGGGCGTTATTTTGCTCAGAGTAGAGCCTGATAAAGTTCCAGATGTCATTGTGAGTACGAAGCAGAGTTTCTACGTTTGCCTGTAGCAAAACGTGAATCTGCTTGTCCTCTAGGACTGCTGATATTACCTTAGCTTCTGTATTACTCACTTAACCACTTCTTTGCTGCCAGCCTACGCTGTGCTCGTTCTTGTTTGTCTTGTTCGTATAGCTCACGCTTATCAACGATATCCTGAGCATAGTTAGCAAAGTACTTCCATGACGGAGTCTGTGCCACTTCGAAATAATATTGTAGCAAGTCATAGCAGCCTTGTAAAGAGTAGGACTCAATTAGGCCATCTGCTGACCACTGCTCTACGTTTATATTGAATGCTGGCTTTTGCCCATACTTAGCAGTATGCAACTTGCTGTAGCGACTGAGCAAAGCCATTCGGTCTTTGCGTTCAGCCATTTACTTGCTTTCGATCTCAGCAGATGCTTCTTTGACCTTCTCAGCAAGCTTGTTCTCAACAAAGCTATATACTCGCTCAAAAGCCTGGTCTGTGTTCTCTCCGTCACGCTTGCTATCGCTTACAGCAATGTCAATTCGTAGTGACTGGAAGTTACCCAAATTAAGAGTGTAACCCAGAGTAACAGTTACCTTAGTGTCTTCGTTATTCATACCCATGTACCTTTCATAGTACTATATTGATTCTGACCAGACAGGTATAAACCTGCCGTCTTCAGTTCTTGTATAAGTCAGTATACCATCGCCCATACGCCTTGTCAACTCTTGTCTTGAAGGAGTTATATCGTTAGTAATTAACTTATCTTTTCTTGGTCTACCCATATGGTAGGAAGCAAGTATATCACGGATCTCAAAGACTTGCGACTCAGAGTAGTAACTTCTTACCTGCCACCCACGGTCTCCGCCCTTCTGGCTTCCAGTTGGAAACGGGATTACGCCACGCTTCATAAGCTGTGGCATGTACTTCTTGTGTCTATTAACCAGGTCTGCAGTCTGTCCAACAGTGTAGGCCCTCTCACGTGCACGTTTAAAATCACTAACAAGACAGCTTTCGATTTGATCTTTGTTAATGTTATAAACAGACATAATTCCATTAGATCTATTTAAATGATGAACCCTGACAAGATCGCCATGCAGGAACCACACTTTTTTATTTGCTAAAACCACTGGAGAATCATTGTATTCTTCACGAGTCTTATAGCCATTTTTTGCAGCCATAACACTCCTATAGAGGTAGTCCGATTGCGATTAGGTTTAGTTTTAGAGCAGCCTTTCCAGTTCCAAAGAATGTGACAGAAAGGTCAACTCTTGATGTGGTAATCTGCTTAATAGTTACAGAAAGGTTTGAGCCATTCTGAGACTGTGATGTTAGGACTGGAGTAGCAGTAACAATTGGTGGGTACTTGAACTCTCCAGTTCCAAAGCTAAACGACTTGTCTACCGTCAGACCAGGAGTAACGTCAGTTAGAGTGGAGTAAATGTCTACGGTTCCAGCCACTACCTTTGTGTCAGTGATAAGAACATTCTCAGTTCCGCTGGTAGAGCCAATAGATGCATACTTGTAGGTAGCAGTAGAGATCTGCTCGGAAATATCATTGATTGCGTCTACAACCTGATAAATGTAGGAGACATCCAGTGGCTGTCCACGATCTGGTGTTGGAAGTTTTGCCATAATGCTCTATTATATCATATCGTGATGGTTTTAGAAAAGAGGGTGGCGTGAGTATTTACTACCTTTTCTGTTGACGGCAGGGTTACGGTAATGGCGTATTCTCCCTCTGAAGCTGGGTCATTGTTATCCACAACATAGGAAAAGCTTGTTTCCGTTATCGTTTTGTTATAAACTGGAGCAGCATCATCTGGGGTTTGAACATAGATAAAATACCTCATGCCGTCATATTGTGGTTTAGTGGTCCAGTTTACCGTAATTCTGGTAGTTTCCTGGATTGACTCACTTGAAATATTAGAAACAATTGATGAAAAGACATCGTTCAGCAATACTGGGGCTTCAATAGAATATACTGATGAGCTTGCAGACTTAATGTTAAGGTCATCTGTGATAATTCTATATCTAAAATTAATCATGTTGTTTTCATCAATAACCCACTTTGATGGATCAAGCTTAATCTTTTTATTAGCCATTGTATACACCAACTCCAAGTCTAAACTCAATCATTGCTGCAGTATTGGATAGCTTAACAATTGGTCTAGCAAATCCGTTCTCAGAATTTCTCATTACGGTATAACCAGTGAGACCATACAGCGGATTAAGGGAGCTAATGTTTTCTAGTCTTAGAGCGTCAAGGGATACGTAGTAGGTTGGGTTGTTGCTGCCATCTTTTAATACGTTACCGCTGCTGTCTACGGCAGAAGCATAAAAGTTTACGTTGTTTACCTTGGACCAGGAAAATGATGCAGAGGATGCAACACCAGCACTCAGTGCTAATGACAACACTTGGTATCTACTACTTGAAAAAAGTCCAGAGCTACTTTCAAAATTAAACCTTAGAGAGTGGCCATCGCTTGTAGTAAACTCTGCTATGACCCGAACTCTGTTTGGAGCAGTTCCAGCGTCACTATCTACGTCAACGACAGAAACTGCTAGCTTTAGCAAATCTGATGGAGAATTTTGTGATAAGTCAAGTCCTGTGGAAAGCGATATCTTGCTTTTGCCTGAAAGAGAGATGCCTGATAGAGTTGTTCCAGATAGTGCAGAGAAGGTGCTAGACAGCATAATCATATTGTTTAAATATCTGGCCTGCTCAGACCTTTGTTGTCTAGTAAGATTAGAGAATATCTTATTTGTTGCATTCGTCTGAATAACAGGCTTGTCTAGATAGTCAGCATGAAGATTGTTGCTAACATCTCCCTTGTCTAGTGGCGAATCCTGTGTGTATATTAGCTCTTCATTTCTCTTCCATGCTTCTTCACGTGTAAAAGCATAGATAGTTCTACTGTCATACCCCACGGCAGCAGGGTTTGATGCAGCTGAATATATTCCAATCTCCGTAATTTCGTATCTGTTGGTGGTTGGAACCTCACCAGAAAATACAAGCTTTGTCTGACCGTCTTCTTCAATAAAGCCACGTGAAGTAATTGGAATTCTAAACATTTCAAAGTCTAGAGACTTCTTGGCAGCAAAGGCATTCTTTTCCTCTGTAGTAAAAGAAGATCCAGCTGCCTTTGGAACTGCACCACAGCCCACAGCAATATAAGATGCATAAGCTGGAGCAGTACCAATTAGGTACTTACCCAGGATGTCTTTTCCAACTTCTGTAATCATTCTTCTCCTAATTAATTATATCACGCTAGGCCATGTCCAGTAGATACTGAATCGCCAGATGCCATAACCTCTAGCTCAACCAACATGTTGTCCTGGATATTCTGAAACTCAATGACTACGAACGGTGTCCCATCTTCTACCTCAACGTAAAAGTGTTGCCAGTAGTCCTGTCCAGTAGGCAAGTCTGGATTTGTAATAGGAATATAGTTTTCCAAAACAATTCCGTACTGTCTGAAAACCTCAGAAAGTGTGCCTGGCAAAGAAATGATGTTATTTGATGAGTACTCAAATGCAACATCGTTAATGTCTTTGATAATCTGATAAGACAAGCTTTGACCATTTAGCATGTCGTGTCTTGAAAGCAGTAGCAGTTCTTGGCTAGAAATTTGTCCAAAAAGAAGGTACTCTAAAACCTGCTCTGGTATAGTCCCAGCATCTCTTTCTACCAGTGCTAGCTCTGGCACCTTGACAGATCCTCTAGTAAAAGAGGAAGAGTCTACAATTTTCTTAGCTTGCGTAGCTCTTGCTGATTGCACTATGACACCTCACTTAAAAATACTTGCATCTCTGGGCCATCTGGAGACCTAAAATATTCTATCTGATAAACCACAAACCTATTCGAACCATATCCTATCTGACTTACGCCATCTACAGAATAATCAACTTCAACAATATCTCCAAGCTGAATCATTGGATTTGGGAAGATGGAAACTCCAACTGATTTTCTTGGCTTCATAATTTTGTTTGATAGCCAAAGCATCAGGTTGTTTGCAGAGTCTCTGTTTTGAATATATCTAGCGTCAATGTTAAATTCATTTCGTCCATACATGATTCTATTGTTTTTAATTTCTTGATACTGCTGCTTAAACAACGATGGAGATGTAACAACAATACCGTTGGAAATTTCAGGATTAGACATCTTTGCCTTTTCGTTAAAAAACTCATCTACGCTTAGCTGGTTTTGAGAGTCTTGCGTAAACGTTATGCCCTGAATCTCTAGAGATGATTGGGTTTCAGGACTGATCTCAAGCATTGCGTCTGTGGCATTAAAGACCAAGAACTCTGCAGAATAAGAACCACCAAAGAATGACGAGACTACATATGTCTTTAGCTTGCTTGGGTTAGGTGTCATCCTTGAATATAGTGCTGGGTATGCTTCTGTATATTTAACATCGAAATATGCTGCTTCTCTCATGATTGTGCCAAACTCATCGTAATAGATGTTATACTTTGGTGGCTCTCCAGATCCAATGTTAGCAAGGTATGTAGACTGAACTAGTCCACTAATGGCATACTTTGAGAACGACTCGTTAATGTTTACCACATTTGTGCCAAAGGCTGAATTCACAACTGGAGAAAGCTTTAGCAGTGGGTTGCTAGCATAGTTGTGAGCAAGTGCATAAATATTTTCAAACATGCACTTAGAGGTTCCACGAAGGAATAGTGCCATTCCATTACCAGCTGTAATTGGATTGTTATCAGTTACAGATGCAATCTGGGTACCATCCATATATAGGAAGAATGTTCTTGTGCCATCAACATTGTCTACATACTCAAAGGCTATGTCCTTTACACCCTGAATACCCTCTTGGGCAAATACCCTAGATTGTCCAAGAAAGTCTCCGTGGTCAACAGCGATGTCTGCTACGCCTCTCCACAGCAATTCTGGCATAGAATATTGCTTATATCCCGAATTAGCTGTTGGATTGCTAGTGATTACTTTGTAGAAGAACACGTTGGCTGCCCCAAACTGTTCGATATTTTCTGTATCTAGGGCAGCAATTTCAAAGTAATAGCCGTCGCCAGTTGTTGGGTTTAGCAATCCAGCAATTCCTCCAGATCCGCCAGCAAGAACTGGGTTTGTTTCTGGGTTATCGGTTTCAAGACTTAGGTATGGCATCGATCCGCTGGCCTCCTGGAAAGCTGCAGAGCTAGAAGACATTTTACCAACTATTCTCATTCGTGTTCCAAAGTGTGTGTAGAACGATGATGTAGTGCTAACTTCACCAGAAACAGATGGGCTAGATGTATAAACATATGTGATGTGGTTAATTGGAGAATAAACTGGATTAGCTGAGCCAGCACCGTCCATGATTAATGCTGAGGCCTGAGTCATCTGAGACTCTAGGGTTAGCCTTGTTGCATTTGCGTTTTCAGTGAAAGACGAGGCAGCCATAAAGTTTTTTATTTTGCCATTGATAATTGTCTTCTTGGCCTGGCTGACTGCTTCGCTAGACGGCATAAATTTTACTGAGTCCTGCAGACTTACAGAAAGGGAATTCATTGCATTTGCAATGTCTTCTTCCGCATCGGCAATGGAGCTATTAATGGAGCTAATCTCAGAAATAATTGCAGAGTTGCCTGGGGTTAGTAAAAGGTTCTTGTTTAAAGAGCTAATCTCTTCTTGCAAAACCTTAATAGCTGACTTTTTCTGAATAATCTCTTGTCTTCTTGCAGCATCTTGCTCAGACAAGGCCTTTACTGCAACAAGTTCGTCATCAATAGATATGTCAAAAATAAACTTTGAGTTCATTCCTAGTCCGCTAACAGAAGATCCGTTTGTCCATTTTGTATTGAGACCTGCAGGATGCTCTGTTACCTGAGTA